TTATCTAAATGTCTATTATGGATAAACTTAAAAGGAATTCGAAACTCAAAGCAACGGAAGTGTTGTCTGAATCTAGATTCTTTAACGATAAAGAGCAGGTGCCTACATCTGTTCCAATGGTAAATGTGGCATTGTCGGGTGATGCTGATGGTGGACTATCCCCGGGACTAACTGTTCTCGCTGGACCATCAAAGCACTTCAAAACATCATTTGCGTTGCTTATGGCAGGTGCATATTTGGATAAGCACAAAGACGCGGTTATGTTGTTCTATGATAGCGAATTTGGTTCACCACAATCATACTTTGAACAATTCGGGATTGATACTTCGCGTGTTTTGCACACTCCTATCACAAATGTAGAAGAACTCAAGTTCGATTTGATTGGGCAACTAGAAGGCATGGATCGCAAAGATAATGTGATTATTGTGATTGATTCCATCGGCAACTTAGCGTCCAAGAAAGAAATGGATGACGCAATCAACGAAAAGTCGGTTGCTGATATGTCCCGCGCAAAGGCACTTAAAGGTCTTTTCCGTATGTCTACTCCATATCTTGCCATGAAAAACATTCCTATGTTGGCTGTTAATCACACCTACAAAGAAATCGGATTGTTTCCAAAAGACATTGTATCAGGCGGCACAGGAATTTATTATTCCGCAGATAACATTTGGATTATTGGTCGTCGTCAAACTAAAGTCGGCACAGAAATCACTGGTTATGACTTCGTTATTAATATCGAAAAGTCTCGTTATGTGAAAGAAAAGTCTAAGATTCCTATTTCGGTATCATGGGATGGCGGCGTAGAGAAATACTCTGGATTGCTTGATGTTGGCATCGCAGGCAATTATGTTGCGGCACCAAATGTTGGCTGGTATTGTCGTGTTGATCAAGAAACTGGCGAATTGGTTGAACCCAAGAAACGCGCAAAGGATACTAAGACGGCTGAGTTTTGGGAACCAATTTTCAATGATACTGACTTCAAAGAGTTCTTGAAAAGGCAATATCAAATTGGACACAAATCTCTAGTGGATATGGACGCAGTTCTTGCAAAGGGAGTTGAATAGTGTCGTTGCTTCAAGAAAATACAGACTATCAACTAATTCCTTCTGACGGCGATAATTGGGACATTCGTATCCTAACTGGTGAATTTTCTGAAACAGTATTGGCTTTTAGCGAAGTTAAAGTTTTAGCGGACGGTGAACATATGACTTTCAATTTCGATGTGGTATCGTCTCCTGATATTGAATTGAGTGCCGAAAACATTGCTTTACAATCATACGCAGGTATGTTACTATCGTCTATATTAGATTCCGCAGCAAATGCTCCTGCTGCGGAACCAAATTCAAAGTAAAAACATCGAGGAAATAACTTGAGCAACGCCAATATCGAACAGACCGTATTACGAAACTTGTTGGTTAATGAACCATTTATGCGGCGTGTATTGCCATTCATTCGACCAGAATATTTTGAAGGAGTATATGCAAATCTATTCAAAGAAGTAGCAAAGTTTGTTGCTAAGTATAATAAGCTGCCAACTGCCGAAGCGTTCAAGATTGAACTTGATGAAAATCAAAACATGTCTGATGAACACTATCGCCACGCAGTAGAAATCATGCCTGAAATCTTCAAAAAAGAAGAAATTGATGATGAATGGCTCTATGATAAAACTGAAAAGTGGTGTCAAGATCGTGCGTTGTTTAATGCGGTCATGGAATCAATTTCTATTATCGACGGAAAGCATCCAGACCTAAGTAAAAATGCTTTACCAGATATTCTAACAAAAGCATTGTCAATTTCATTTGATACGAATATTGGTCATGACTATCTGGAAAATGTCACTGAGCGTTACGACTTCTATCATTGTCAAGAAGAAAAAGTGCCATTCGATCTTGAACTATTCAATTCGATTACAAAAGGCGGTTTGTCTAACAAGTCATTGAATATCGCTCTTGCTGGAACTGGCGTTGGTAAATCTTTGTTTATGTGCCATGTTGCAGCGGGTGCATTAAACGCGGGTAAGAACGCGCTCTATATAACTATGGAAATGAGTGAAGAACGCATTGCAGAACGAATTGATGCGAACTTACTTGACATTCCAATTGGCGAAATTGATACTCTTTCGAGAGAAAACTTCATCGAACGCGTATCTAAACTCAAGACAAAGACCAATGGTAAACTTATTGTAAAAGAGTATCCAACTGGTTCCGCCAACGCAAATCACTTCCGCGCGCTTTTAAATGAATTGAAATTGAAAAAGAGTTTTGTTCCTGACATCATCTTTATTGACTATCTGAATATTTGTTCATCCGCTAGGATCAAAATGGGAGGAAGTACGAATAGCTATACATATATTAAAGCGATTGCTGAAGAACTGCGTGGCCTTGCAGTCGAATTCAACCTACCGATTGTCTCTGCAACACAAACCACGCGAACTGGCTATTCAAGTTCAGACCCAGGATTAGAAGATACATCAGAATCCTTTGGATTGCCAGCAACAGCCGACTTGATGTTTGCTCTTGTGTCTAATGAAGAACTAGACGCACAGGGCCAAATTATGGTCAAACAATTGAAGAATAGATACAATGATCCAAACGCCAATAAGCGATTTGTTGTTGGTATCGACAGGGCCAAAATGCGTCTATATGATGTTGATGGCGACGCAACTGGCGGATTAATGAATGACACGCCAGTTTTTGATAACTCGAAAACACAAGAACGGTTCTCTGACTTCAAACTTTGAACTTATATCATAGTGAATAGGAAAATATTATGGCTAATAAAAGTAACAAAGCAGCGGGTGCTGCAACAGGCACAGGGCGATCCAATACAGCTAAAGGACTTCGTTCCGCGATTCGTAGGGATTATATGGCTTCACCAGATCGTCTTATGAATCAATTGAACGCCAATCGTAAAGGCAAGCGCACAATGATCACGATGGAAAATCCAAACAAAGAAGAAACTAATAAGCAATTCATCACTGTTGAAGGTAAGAGTTGGTTCAAAGCTGCATCGGCACCAGAACGGACAAAGGCGTGAAGTATTCTAAAGCAAATGCCTATTTGGTAGTACAGCCCGCACCTGCCGCTGAGTTCAAGGAGCATTTTGACGATGCCCTTGAACTTATTGCCTATTGCGCACGCGTGTCGAATCCCGCTAATCAGTTTGATAATGAATCTGGTGAAAAACTTGTTCGCTATCTCATAAAACATAAACATTGGTCCCCTTTGGAAATGTGCAATGCCACCATTGGTATTGATACAACACGAGACATCGCCCGGCAAATCTTACGGCACCGCAGCTTTTACTTTCAAGAATTCAGCCAACGATATGCTGATCCAAATGATCTTGAGGTTTCGTTTGTTCTAAGAGAAGCGCGTTTGCAAGACCCCAAGAATCGTCAAAACAGCATCTCGAATGATGACCTAGAATTAGAAAATGCTTGGGCAATGAAACAACACCAAATCATTCACGAAGCAAAGCTTGCTTATAAGTGGGCGATCAACAACGGCATTGCGAAAGAACAGGCACGATGTGTTCTGCCTGAAGGCAATACCGTAAGCAGAGTCTATATGAATGGCACTCTACGATCATGGGTTCATTATGTGGAACTACGATCAGGTAATGGAACGCAGAAAGAACACATTGAAATCGCCCGTGTGGTTGCGGAAGCCATTTCTAAAATCTTTCCTATGATTGAGGAGTTTGTGGGAGATGGGTAAAAAACTTTCAACTTACTATGCTGAACCAATCGGCTGGGGACGAGGGCATTGCGAAATTCACATGGATTTCAAAGAAGAAACTTTGTATATCAAATACTTTGATGATGTTGGAAAGATGTATTTCACTGAGGACTTCTCGGAAAAATCACTTAGGTATGTTGAGAACGCCGCTGAAGATTGGGCGCTTGGGGTAAAAAAACTGGAAAATGACTAATTAGCTATTGACACGACTCAAATCGTATAGTAAGTATTATACATATATACACAATAAGTATAGGAATAGAGTCGTGTCAGTATTAAATACACTATCAGCCGTTTTCAATATCGCCATAGCGGCTTTAATCGCTACAGCAGTATTCAATCTTAGCGAAGCACGGGCGCAAGCAGAACAGCGTGTGGCGACACAGATCGAATGTCTTGCTAAGAATATTTACTATGAATCGCGGTCCGAAAACATCGAAGGACAAATCGGTGTGGGCCATGTAACTATGAATCGAGTCAACAACAGCTATTGGCCTGATACGATATGCGAAGTCGTTTATCAGAAATTCCAATTTTCTTGGACTCATCTCGTAAAAAACCAAACACCGGGAAATAAAAAACTCTATGCTGCTATTTACAAACTATCAGAAAAATTGTATAATGGTGAAATAGGTGACAACACAGACGGTTCTACCTTTTACTATGCAGACTATATTGCCAAACCGAATTGGGCAAAACAAATGGAAAAATCAGTACAACTGGGCGTTCACATCTTTTATAAATGGGACGGAACTTGGGATTAAAATGAAACTACTTATTATTGGACACGGGCGACACGGCAAAGATAGTGTGTCGGAATATCTATCTGAAAAACATAACTTATCATTCGAAAGTAGTTCTAGATTTTGTTCTAAGCATTTCATATTCAAAGCATTAAGCGACGATTACGAAAACGAAGAAGAATGCTATTCGGACCGCCATAACCATCGAAAAGTGTGGTACGATATGATATGTGCTTTCAACCAACGCGATCCTAGTTTGCTTGGCAGGCTCATTTTTGAACAACACGATATTTATTGCGGACTACGCAATAAAAAAGAATACTTTGCAATGAAAAACAATGGCGTGTTTGATTATGCGATATGGGTAGATCGTTCTGACCATTTGCCAGAAGAATCAAAAGATAGTATGAGTCTAGAACATTGGATGGCAGACTACACAATTGATAATAATGGAACCATCGAAGACTTGCATAACAACATTGATGAATTGCTTGAATATTTGCAGGCTCCAGAGAAACAACTTAGGAATACTTTCGCGAAGTCATTCTAGATAGTGTTATTATTATCACAATGGTAAAATATTAAAATCAACGCTTGAAAAACCACTCAAAATATGCTAAATTACATTGTAGACGTTGATAAGACGCGGACACATTCTGGACTTCGGGGCAGTACCGAACGCCTCCACCACAAACATACTGTGACAACTCGTTATATCCACTAGAGTATACACTAGACGCTAAAGGATGAACTCAGTATGTTTTTGATGGGGGCGAAATTTAGGATCGACAGGTGTGAAAATGAAATGGAGTCTACCGTGTTGACCTACGATATTCAGTCAAACTTACTAAACGCAAACAATAACTTTGCTCCTTCTTCTTACGCCCTAGCGGCATAAGCTGATTGGGTATGGATTCCACCTAGAAACAGAACGGGTCCACAACAATTTAAATTTAATAGGACTAAAAATGAAAAACTTCTTCTTGGCGACAGCCGCAATCTTCGCCCTTACCACATCTGCATCTGCGGCTGAACTAAACTTCGCTGGTGATATTGAATATGACATTGAAACAGAAGTGACTGCAATTGAATTCGGCCCTGCCCTTTCAATGGCTGGCTTTCTTCTAGAACCAAAAGTTCACGCAACTGCTGATATTGCTAATACATCTGTTGACCTTTCTGGTTTCTCGACTAAAGCAACTTATGGCTTGTCCCAAAATATTTCTCTATATGGCACCATTGCTGTAGATAAAGACTTTGGTTACGACACTATGACAGTCGGCACTTCTTTCAACTTCTAATAGTCGTTAGAAATTAAAACTACTTAAAAGAGCGCTTCGGCGCTCTTTTTTCGTATAAATAGAGTAGTAATGAAATGAAAATCTATATAGGGATCATAATATGATTAATAAATCACTTATGATTGGTGCATTGATAGTATCGCTTGCATCAACAGCTTTAGCACAAGATATCATTGTGACCGAATCGACGAATGATAGCAATGTGAATTCCAACGCGACTTCTACAACAACTGTTAAGTCGCCACCCCCATCTGCCATCAGCCCATCCATCAATACTTCCAATTCAGACACTTGCACATTAGGTGTTTCTGGTGCTGTTCAAACACAAATTTTGGGCATCTCTGCTGGTAAGACTGTACGAGATATGAATTGCGAAAGACTGAAAAACGCAAAGACGCTATATGATATGGGAATGAAAGTTGCTGCGGTATCTGTTATGTGCCAAGACGAACGCATTTTCAATGCCATGATGAATGCAGGAACACCTTGCCCATACGACGGCATGATCGGTGATGATGCTAAAGCGGCTTGGACTGCAAACCAAGATAAGCAACCTAAGATTGGTAGAAGCAAAATATTGAAGGATATGGACAGTGATGATAAAAGCACTATTAAGGGCCTCGGCGCTGTTGGTGGCATCTTCCTCTTACTCTTACTCTGATGTTATAAACGGCCAATCAAACAACGCGGCTAGTTCTGGCGATACTTGGGATATGAGAAATGTGTTACCGCCCCAAGCGGGTTTAACTGTTAATGGAATATATCACAAGTACACCATTGAAAAGAATATAAGCGATCCAGCGATTGTGACTATTCAAAATGATGATGCAATACAAGGCGGATATGTTTTTAAGAATGTTGATGATTGGACAGGTATACCGGGAAATACGAAGGTTGGTTTCGATCCAATAGCAAGTATCCCAGCAACTCGTTTTGGGGATGGTTCTATTAGTGTGGATGGATTGGGTACTATTACTGACAGTACAATTCTATACACCTATACCTACGACACTTGCTACAACCCTATCGCGGATTCGAGTTGTCCCGGATATGAAGCATCTCTATACCAATATTTACTTGATAGCGGCCTATTGGATGGGACCGTTGATTTGACTGATCCATATTATAATGAATATGTGCAAAATGCACTAGACCAAGAAACCGAAACCGAAGAAGCTGAATTTGAAGAAACGCCAGAAGAAGAAGAACAAGAGGAAGAACGGTCTATGGAAGACATGCTTTCTATCGCTGGTGCTGCGGAAGATTTGGTGGATGCTGCACAACAAGCTGTGATGCTTGCACAACTATCAAATGTTTCAATGATGAATTTATATTATGATGTTACCATAAATGGTGGAGTTTATAAAGAGAGTCTGAAGTTTGAAGACAAGGAAATTCAAGACAATAGAAAAGCCTTGAGAAACCTAACTCAACAAAAAGCGCATAGAGATATGGTGCGTTCTCAGTATGATTAATATAAATAAGAACAAAACTAATAGGAATCCTAATATGTTCAATCTAAAAACATTAACTATGGCCGCAGTTGTCGCATCTGTTGCAACATCGGCAATAGCGCAAACACAAATTACAGGGTCAGTTCAATCTAAATGTTCTGTCCATACAGACACTCAGGGCGTTTATGTCAACTCCTCACCAAACATTCTAAGCACTGCGTCTACAGGCGGCGGTATTGCTCCTCGTGTGCGTTTTGATGTTGCCCTTGCGAATAACTATAACGCGCATGTATCATGGCCTGATACATTTTCAAGCAGTCCAGCATTAAGTGATTCTGTTGCTTGGTCAGGTTCTGTCGAAGTCGGTCAAGTTTCCGATCCGCTTATGTCTGCATATGAAACATCAAAAATTGTCTATAATAACACTTCTGTATATGATTTGACAATCGCGGGAAGCACTTGGTTCAAAGTCGAATCCACTGCGACTTATGGCTACGAAAAATCTTTGCCTGGTGGTAACTACACCGCAATCGTCCTAGCGGAATGTATTGCAAAGTAATGAATAGATTTATTATATTATTGTCGTTGGCGTTGTTTCCGTTACAGGTTAGTTCTCACGAAATGACGCCAACATACCCTAAATTCAAATCATCTTATATTGATGGGGTACTTACAACAAGAATGCGATTGTTTAATAGCAGAGCGGATGTTGATTATTATCAAATAGATGTTTTCGACGCTAATTGGAATTCAATGCCATTTGCAACCACAAATCGTGTAATGGGAATCAGCTATCTACAAACGACATATTTTGATATTTACATAAGAGATTTGGATGAAAAGCAAGCTGAATACATTTGCACCACATCCAAGATTAAAAAAGACACTACAGCAACCACAGCTATATCATCTAGAATATGTTCTAAAATAAAATGAGGTGAATTATGAAATTATTTAGATTATTTTTTGGCATGTTCTTGGTATCTACTACTAGCGCGTTTGCTGAATCGAGTTCTTTGAACCTAGCATTGCCTGGTATGCCACAAAGTTATCAATCAGATAGTTTTAGGGCGGGTGATCTTGATTGTTCTAATGCTATCGGTTCTGCTACAATGGCAGAATTTGGCGTGACTGGCATTGTTGGTCAAGGCTCTCTTACAGGTAATAGTGATAAACCCGGAGATGTTGGGGTTTATGCTAGAATAGTGATCCCTCTGGGCAAAAGAGTAAAGTCCAGAATAAATTGTAATAGACTATACGAACTAGAATTGAAGAAAAAACAGCTAGAAGTAATGAAACTCGAAACTGAACTAAAACAACTAAAAGCACTCAGTTTCGAAAATTAAAACCTGAAATACATTATTAACCCTATTTGGGGCGTGACATTATTTTATTCGAATGACACCAAGGGTTAAACTATGTCCGACGAACCGAAAACAATAACGATAGACTCTGACACACTAAGCATTATGGATGCAAATGGTGATGGTCACATATCGGATGGTGAATATGAAATGAATCTTGAGTTCCGAAGAAAGGAACTTGAAGACGCTGATGCTATGCGTGACGCGCAAAGGAATATGGCTTGGTTCGCATTATTCGGCATGTTGTTATATCCATTCGCTGTTGTATTATCAGTGGCAGTTGGACTAGAACAGGCGAGTATAATTCTTGGTAGTATGGCGGCAACATATTTTATATC